AATAATGGCGCAAAACAATGTGCTAACGCAAACTATGGGATTAAAACGCAATACGATTGATAAATATTATACAAAACCCGCAATAGCGGAGCAATGTTTATCTGCGTTCAAAGATAATGTTGTAATTAGTCCTAATGACTACATTATAGAACCGAGCGCAGGAAATGGCGCATTTATTCCAGGTATAAAAGCATTAACTCAAAAATATTATTTTTATGATTTGGAACCAGCAAATGATGAAATTATTAAAAAGGATTATTTAAAAGGCGACTATTCTGACATGGGAAATATACATACAATAGGTAATCCGCCATTTGGCAGGCAATCCTCGTTGGCGATTCAATTTATAAAAATGTCGTGTAAATTTTCTAAAAGCGTATCCTTTATATTACCCAAAAGTTTTAAAAAAGATAGTTTAAAACGGGCATTCCCTTTAACCTTCCATCTTGTATATGAAATGGATATTCCAGATAATTCGTTTTTAGTAGAGGGTAAAGAGCATAATGTGCCGTGTGTTTTTCAGATTTGGATTAAACACGCACATAATAGAAAGGAAATTGAAACCTTGGAACCAATCCATTTTATATTTGTTAAAAAAACGGAGACTCCCGACATTTCAGTCAGGCGAGTCGGTGTAAATGCAGGCGTCATCAATACAAATACAGACCAAAGCATACAATCGCATTATTTTATAAAATTCACAAATCAAAAAACGGTGGATGAGAATATATTACAATTGATGAAAATAAAATACGAGTTTAATAATACAGTGGGTCCAAAGTCTATCTCAAAACAGGAATTAATTAAAGAATTTATCAAAGTCCTTTAATGGAATTTTACCATTTGGATAATTCACTAATAAATCAATACCCCTTACAAATTTTATTTTTATTTCTGGAAAATGTATATTGCTTACAATAATATAAATTAGGTGTTTTGCCTTTTCTTCAAATATTTCTTTATTAAAAGTTCGTCCCTCACCAATCATATTGGATGGCATAAAATTACAACCTCTTTTTGTAAATGTTTTTTGGTCATATTGCGAGTTTTCATTGTCAACGTGGTCGTGATTTCGGCACCCTTTAATATGAGTTAATGGATAATTTACTGCTAACCACGGTTCTATCAAATGGGAAAATGCTCTACCATCTGTATATATCTCTTTAAGAATTGGGTTGGGTATATTTCCAAAACTGATACTCTCTATAGTATGAGTAAATACACGATTGTGTATAATAAGTTCCAATGTTTGGTCCATTCTCATTAATATACTATTATTTTATGCTTCAAATCAATTTTATAAATCATCTATATTTACGCCCGAGCAAGTAATGCCTGAATGCGTCGCGGGTGTAAAACATTCATCATCAGTTCTTCGCGCAACAAATGCGTTCGTTCTATCGCCAACATTTGGTAATCATATTGGAAAATGGCGGGATTCATAGAAAATTGTATCCAATCTATTTGCGCTTTATTATTTCGTAAAATATGTATCGCGGCAGGGTTTGCTGATAACCCCATCCAATTAATTCTATCGGGGCGTTTTTCTATTAAATGTATTGCCTCGCAATTCCAAGACAACCCCCAATAATCAATAATTTCAGGGTGTTCTTCCAAGTATTTTATCGCAGACGGATTTATAGATAAACTAAGTGCGTCTATTTTGTCGGGATGCGCTATAATAACTTCGATTGCTTCGGGCGAAGTATTTAAACAAAATTCTGACCAAGAGATTTTATCGAAATTTTCTATTAAAATAGAAACCGCTGCGGAATTTCGCGACAATGAATCCCAGTGGATTTTATCGGGGTTTTCTTTAATCAAATCTATGAGCACGGGGTTTTGACATATATATTTCCATTTCAGATTTTTATATGTTTTTATAATATCAGACGCACTCTTATGCGTATTTAATAGAAACATAGTTTCGCATATTTTATCAGGTTGTTCCATCAATAAATCATATGCCTTTGGATTATAGGAGAGATATCTATATTCTAATAGTTGAGGGTTCTGTATTAAATAATCAATCGCGTTAGGGTTCATACATAGTCCAATGTTCTTAAGACGTCTCGCATCAATCCACGGCAAAAGAGTAAGCATTTTTTATCAATATAAATATATGATTTTAACAATTCAATTATATATCATCCATACTTACGCCATTATTTAACCAATTCTCGATGCGTCTAGGATGAAGCGCCGCCGCGATAAGTTCTTCCTCAATCACCGACATACGATGATGCGCCATTCGTTTATAATCAAATTCAAAAATGGCGGGATTCATAGATAGTTCTGTATAATTAATATGATGTTTATGTTGTTCGAGAATGTCTATTGCCGCGGGGTTCATAGATAATAACCGCCAATTGATTCGGCGCATATTGCGCTTGATAAGTTCAATCGCGGATGGATTCATTGAGATTTGGTCCCAATTTATGAGATGTGGATATTTATTTATGAGGGGCATGGCGTTCGGATTAGAAGATAAAAAAAACCAATTAATATTTTGTGGATAATCTGACAAAATACTTATTGCGCCTTTATTTGCGGATAAATGGGACCAATTAATTTTATCTATATGTTGCCTTAATAAAGGGGCGGCGGCTTCATTCATAGATAAAATAGACCAATTGACACGAGATAGATTCTGTGAGAGATATTCTATCGCGGCTGTATTTAAACATAGGGTTCCCCAGTCAACCTTTTCGGGATATTGTTTTATTATATGCATTCCCGCGTTATTCTTGGAGAAGTTACGCCAGTTTAGTTTATGTATATTTTTCTCCAAAAAATGAATGCCTGCCGGATTATCAGATAACCAATACCAATTAATCCGTTCGGGATATAGGTCATATATTTTTGCTGAATTCATATTTTCTTGTAAGTTAATCCAATCTATTTTATCAATATTTGCCAATAAAATAGGTATCGCTTTTTCATCATAAGACATATTTTTCCAATCAATTAATTCGGGGTATTTATCATATAACATAAATTTATTGGGGTTTTCTTGTAATAAATATTTATAGAGTTTTTTATCGTCAATCCAATCACGAAATTTATACATAGTATAAGTGTTACTATAATTTTATATCTATATATATATATATGGATTTGGGAGGAGGAACAGATCATAATGCGGAAACACACTTATATTGGTTAATTACTCAAATGAAACAAGACATAACAATATCAGTTGGAACTATTATGGGTGGAGGTGTTGAATTGCCCGAAGATATAATTAATCGTTATTCTGCGATTCTTCGCGCAAATATTGATTTTAATAAGCATTTATTACCACAACAAATGCTCGAATTATTAAATGAAATATTAGCACTTCCACAAGTAGCAGAATTAGAACCACGAAGATTTAATAGAGTTAAAGGAATCCGGAATAGGTTTTATGTAAATTATACTTTAAGACTTAACAGTTTAACAAAAAATGAAGGACGTGCTGTAAACCAGTCTTCTCATTTTAGTTTAGAGCCTACGTTTGCCGAACCAGTAACGAATGGGCAGAACGTATTCGGTCGTGTATGGAATAGTCAATTTAGAATGTTACATCCAGTGCCTTCTAGGATAATTGAACCAGTAGTATTTGACCCAACGTATGGTCCGCTTATAGCAAAAAAAACTAAACGAGGACGAAAAACTAAAAGCGCAAATCATAAAAGTGGGTCGAATACAAGGCGTAAACGTAGCGCGCCCTAAAGTTATGCGCCTTAAACCAATTTATTAAAACTCCATATGAGTGTTGTTGGTCTAGTTTTTCTATCTTTATCAATCTCACAATCTAGACAAGATAATCCATAATGAAGTTTTCCGTCAAATTGCCACATCCATTTACCACTAGTATTATATAATATCAAGGCGAGTATTTGCGGATTAATAAAAATGGAAGAAATGCCTGCTAATATTTTTTCTAAATCTATATTTGCTGGTAATCCAAAATGGGATGGGTCAACTTTGGATGCTAAATAATAATGATAGGTATAATCATCATTTTGTATTTTCTTTTGTTGAAATCCATATTTTTCTATTTTTTCACCTAATCGTTCTCCAGTTTCATCATAAAAATACCATCCACTATAGGCGCGTTCGATATTATATATGTTAAATGTATTACATACTCGTTTATTGAGATGTATAGTTGTATTAAATACATACTTATATGGGCTTGTTAGCTTGTAATATTGTTTACAATGTGTAAAAATAGTTTCTAACATTTTGTCTGCCTTTTTAATTCCTGATTCAGAACAAGGATAACTATTTGTAATATGCTCCAATGACCCCCAAAATGTAATGATATCATACTGGTGTATAAATTGTTTTTGTAATTCTCTATAACTACCTAAATGAACATCAAACCCTTGATTTTTTAATTCAATTATTTGTTGTGCCGATATGGATAATCCCGAGGCTTGTATTCCAATAGTTTTACAATATTTAATAAAATCTCCATTTCCACAACCAATATCTAATAATTTTATATTTTTATATTCATGAGTAGGAATGTTTAATTCTAGAAACATTTTTTTATATTTATTTTCATTTGCCTCCTTTGGGTCAAGTTTTTTTGCTTCTTCAATTGACATTACGCTATTCGAATCATTTAAGTTTTTCAAATATAGACCCTCAGTTAAATTTGAATTACCCTTATCGTTAATTGTAAACTTAAGAGTCGTCATATCATAAAACAATTTTGTTCTTGAGGGTCCATCAAAAATATCCATATTAAAGGCATAATATAGCATTTCATTTATTACCAATAATACTATGGGGGTTAATAAAATATAATTGTTATTATAGGTATATGCCGCATATAGTGTAACCAACCATACAAATAATGTAATTAATGAATTTGTATTTATGAATATTGAATATTTATAATGATAGCTATAAATTATGTGAAATACAATTATAATTGCTAACACATATAGAGGAAGATTATTCTGTATTTGTTTTATTTTTTTAACCATTATATATTATTATAATAATAATATATAAAAATTAAGGACCTACTAAGATTTGAACTTAGATTTTCAGGTTCAAAGCCTGATGTGATACCAAATTACACTATAAGTCCGCCAATATATTATATATAATTTCTTTATATGGATATTTCCAAAAATACTTATTCCATTCCAATCATAAAAGACCACCATGGAATCAAAGTGGTCAGAGACGACCTATTGCCAGGCGGCACCAAATCTATTTTAATGCCATTAATAGACGACCCCGCAATAACAGAATTCGTATATGCCTCGCCT